CACGTAAGGAGTCGTCGGCAGCGTCAGATGTGTATAAGAGACAGCACCACTACCGAGGTCTGAGTTTGCGGTAGCAAAGAACTCGTTGTTGACAGCAACATTGGAGGCATTACCCTCAAGCGTGAAAGTAGGGTCAAAGACGACAGCAGACTTGCTGACACGGTCTTCTTTGTTGATGAGGTCGGCAAGATTCTGAGCAGTGGTTGTAGCGTCGAAGTCAGCACGCCACTCACCTGTTCCTGTGCCGTTCTTCAAGAGGGCGACACTACCGTTGCCGGGAGAAAAGGCGATGTAACCATCAATGGAGCGAACATCGGCTGGTATTTTGATACGAGCCTCAGCAGCACCAATCTCACGATAGTCGTCGCCTTGCCATAGTTCGAGGCGTAGAATCTGCTGGATATTACGGAACAATAGCGGAGTCGTCCCAACATAGTCGGTGTAGTAACGACGCCGGTAAGGCTTGTAGGTGTCGAAGTTGATGTATTCAGCGCTCACGAGATAAGGTCGCCAAGCGTTGTGCGTGATGTTGTCAATCTTATCCTGCACTTCACGAATACGAGCCTCAACGATGGCCTTGGTCGCTCCACGCTGGCGTCCAACCTTAGCGTTGGTGAATGAAGAGAGGTTCTGCACATAGGTATCGTCAGCGGCCTCGAAGTCACTGGCTGTAAAATCATCAGTGCTAAACACCAACTTCACGCCACTACTACCACCGTTGACGATGTCAATGATTTCTTTTTCAACACCGAGAGGGTTTGCATCACTGTAGATGAGGATGGTATCGCCAACCTCAGTGCCGCAACGGCGGTAGTCTTCGCCAGTGATGAACACACCGTCGCTCACAGAGTCAGCAGAGGCAGCCACAGGCTCTTGAGGTCCAATCCCGAGGTAGTCGGCGACTTTCTGCGGTGTCGTGTAGACCGTGGCTGTGGGGTCAAGAGGACGAGTTTCAGCCTCACCGGGGTTGAAGACCATCGGCATTACTCTCGGGCCTCCTCACTCCTGCTCACAAGATTATATTCCATCGGGCGTTCACATGCACCGCATGTCTCACGCCATAGAAAGTGGAGCATGCCGCAGTGCTTGCAGCGAGTGCCTGAGCCGATGTTCATGACATCAGCGGCCTCGCTATTGCGATTACGCTGCTTCTTGACAATGCCCTTCAGTGGGTTTTCAGGGTCAACGAATGCTGACTGGTCGATGGTGACATCGGAGCGAACGCCTTGCTTCTGAAAACGACTGATGTCGTCAAAGTCGATTTTCGACAAGTCGAAGCCCATTCATCTCCCTCACGCTCATACAGTGGTCACGAACAAGTAAATGTTACCGAGGATGGTGTGCGGGTCAACAGCCACAGGCGTGTTAGAACCGATGGCTGCGACAGCGGCTGCCTGAATGGCTGCACGGTCCGTGGCGTTGTTGAAGTCTTTCGGAGCGTAAGGCCCGAGAATGGTGACTGTTTTCGCCATTCAATCACCGCCTCAGGAGCGGCGACCCATCACGACGAAAGTGCATGCCCCACCGACCTTGAAGGTTGTCCCATCAATGGCGTGAGTCACGGTTGCCGCCGTCGTCTTTGCGTTCACCATGCCGCCATCAATAGATGACAGGAGGCTACTGAGGTCAATGTTTTCAGCACCAGTGGTGCTTCCAGTCACAATCATTCGGTCGCCCATGTAGGTTGGTCGGGGGTCAATCGTTATAGCCATGTTTATTCATCTCCTTGTGATTCTTCAGCGATTTCAGCCGCTATCTCTTCAGTCTCTTCGACACCGTCGGGACTCATAACAGTTGCGACGATTTCGAGAAGTTGAGATTTGGTAGCGTAGCCTGAAGGCTTGAGGTTGTAGGATTCCAGCCACTTGCCGATGTCCTTCTTGCTCCATCCAGCGTCAGGGATGCCGTCTCCGCCTTGGTCGACGGTGCGTTCCTCAGCCTCAGCCTTGGTCCAGCCTTCGATGCGGAAGTTGTCCGAGTCAAGGCGTGGGTGAAAGCGGTCCAACCAAGCCGAGGTTACCTCAACAGGTTGGTTTTGTTCCCAGTCACGCATGGTTGGGTCGATTGCACGACGGACATGCGAGCGTCCAATGTAGGTTACTACGGGCACTGAGGTTCACCTCAGTTGTAGAGAACTATCAGACTGTGGGCTGCCGCTGCACCGGTGATGGTGATGGTGAGGCTCGACACTTCGACTTTGAGTGCGCCTGCCGTGCCGCCAGCCTGAGAGGCCGTAGCGAGGAGGATGCTGTTCACGCCGCCTCCGAGGGTGATGTCGCCTGCACCAGTCGTGGTGATGAGAGCCATCTTGGGAGCCGGGTCGTAGCCGTTCGCACCGTCCGAGTTGGAGGCGTTGAAGGTGCCGGGTCCACCGCCGGGGTAGGACACATCAGCGGCACCGTCGAGCCATTCGGTCGTATCATGCGAGTTTGCACGAAGTTCCCATGCACCGACAAGGGTCGGCGTTGCTGTTCCAGTTAGAGTCAATTCTTCTGCCATGTTTTTTCATCTCCTTGTTTTCTTGTTGTCCTCACTGCAGGTCACGGATGCTACCCTGAGCACGGAAGAAGGTGGTCCACACCTCGCCCATGGTTCGGTAGAGGCCTTCTTGACCGAGGCGGTTGATGGCGAATGGGTCGCCAGTCTCGATGCCGGACTCGAAGTATTGCGTTGGGATTGCAGTGGAGAAGTAGAGGTAGTCCGTGTCGAGGAAATACATCCGGCTGATGCCGTCCTTCTCAACATCCTTTGAGGGGATGATGGGGACGCCGTTGTAGGTAGCCACGATGAAACCAGCCTCGATACCGGGAACACCCTTCACACCGTTGTAGGTGGGGGTGACTCGCTTTTCTTCCATGAACCGCTGTTGGGCTTGGAGGAGTTGCTGGAGTCGCATGAGGGTGTCGTAGCCCGTCAAGATGACCTTGGGGTTACCACCGAGTTCCCACATGCGCTGGAAGGTGTCATCCAGTTGGTCGAGGGACATGGTGCGTCGGTTGGCGGCGTCTTGGTCAGAGCCACAGTTGACGACAGCGTTGGACCAAGCGTTGGCGCTACGGCTGATGCTGTAGATGTCAAGGTCGGTTGCACCACAGTGGTCAGCAGCAGCGGAACCCGTCTCCATGGAGGTCAGGCCGCCGGAAGCGCCACCGTCGTTACCGGTGATGCGGTCAATGGACTCGAAGTTGTTGCCTGCGACAGTGTCAGCGTCCGTGAGGAGCATCTTGTTGACCATCTCAGCGTGGTGCTTGCCCATCTCTTCCTTGAGGACGGCTCGCATGTCACCCATGCCGTCGTCCTTGTCGGACAAAAAGACAGCGACTTCGCTCACATCGAAGGAGTGTGCGATGGTCTTGGGCTTTGCAGCGATGTGCTGGAAGGTTGGCTTGATGGTTTCAGGCAAGGTGCCGTTCTCAGCGATACCACCAGTGAGGACGCCGCCGTTGGGCTTGTCCGTGATGACTCGCCATCCACTGCGCTCCCATGGGCGCTTGGGGAGGATTGAGAAGGCGTTGAACTCTTGGTTCAACTGGGACCACACTTTGCGTCCGTAGATGGCTTGGTAGGTTCCAGCCGTCGTGGACAGCATAGGGCTGTCAGCCTTGAGAAGTTCAGAGCCACTGTAAGAGTAGCCCATTGCGTTGCCTGCGCCATAGTAGTAGCGCTCCATGTCGGTTACTGTGCGAACATAATTTCGTGCCATGTTTTCATCTCCTTTTGTTTTTTTTCAGTTGTCGAGTGTTCACTCGCTGCGGAACAAGCCTCCAGCCAGTTGGTGAACTTCTTCCCATGACATGTTGGCCATGTCAGCCGTCGAGGGGACCTCGATAGCGGGGGAAGCGGACTTTGCGATGGTCGTGGATTCCACGGAGCCGATGTTGTCAATGCGGTCGTTGAGAGCAGCCAGCGACTTCATGATTTCATCGAGAGGACCACGGGCGTCGAAGGCCTGAGCCTGAGCCTTGGCGATTTCCTCAGTGCGCTCAGCGTTGTAGCGGGACTCGAAGTTGCCTTCCATGGCCTTGCGGAGTTCCTCTTCTTGCTTGGCGGCCTTGAAGACCTCGTAAGCGTGCTCAAGAGAGGCAGGGTCAACGGAGGTAACGAAGTCAGCCTTGCTGACAGCGCCGCCACGGGACAGGCCTGCACGGGACAGAGCGTTGGTGGATGGGGAGCCGCCTTCTTGAGCACGACCCTTCACTTGAGCAGCGAAGCGGGTGTCGTAGTCGGACAGTTCCTCAGGGGTAGAACCAAGGTTGGCCTTGGAGATACCGTCGAAGTGGGCACGGGCACCGTCAGTGTCCACACCAGCGGATTTGAGGGTGTTTTCCATCCAGTCGAGGTATTCGGCCGTGATGACATCAGAGAACTCGGACTTTTCTTTGTCGTCCTTGTCTTTCATCTCGGTCTTTTCTTCTTTGGAAGGAGCCTCAGCACCCTCTTCTTTCTTTTTCTTCTGAGCAGCGGCCAAGCCCGGTGGGAGTTCGCCTTTTTCCATAGAGTCAAGGCGACCTTCGAGTCGCTCCAACACGCTGTTCATTTGTTCCATAACATCGTCGGTCATCTTTTTCATCTCCTTATTGTTGTCTTCTTTTAGGATTTTGAATGTTGCTTCAGGGTTGATTCCTTTTTCACAGATAGTGATTTCGTGTAGTTCGAGTTTGCTGATTTCTTGGTAGTTGCCGTGGCTGCTATCGTGTTTCCGAACTCGCTTGAATGCTTGTCCTCCGATGCTGAATCCCGCTAAGTTACCCTTCCTGACTTCGGCCGCCACTTCTCGTGCCTTTTCGATGTCATTTCTGAGTTGAACTACGACGAACATTCCGGCGTCATCAACTTCGCTCTTCCAAAACCTCCCTTCACTGTCTGTGTATTGTGGGATGACTTCTCCTACCTGAATGTTAGAGTGCGCCAGTTGCACATTCCTGAACTTCGGGTCGGCCATGAACTTCTTGAAAGCGTCTTTCAAGGCCGAACGAGTAATCAAATCCCCCTGCTTGTCGACGAGTTCGACACTGGCGTAGCCTGCAACGACGAGGTCGTTGCTCCCTTTGAGGAGGGAGAGGCTGTCCGGTCGAGTTCTGAGCAACACACTAACCACCCCTCTGTTTGCTCTCCTACATAAATAAAGCGGCATCATTCATTTTCCGATTCTGCTTCATAAGCGGACGACTGCGCTCCATTTTTCTCTTTCAGTCTCTTGCTACGGGCGCTTGGGTATTCCGGCTCCGGGTCCTCCGTAGGACGGTCCAACATGTCCCAGTCAGGAATGGATTGTTCAGATGTGAGGCTTGTAGGGCCACGAGGCGATTCGATACCGGACCCAACATCAATCCCCATACCACGGGCACCGGGACCACCGGTCATCTTTTCCTTCTCAAGACGGTCAACGATGTCAGCGATGCGTAGTAGGGTCTTGGCCATAACTTCAACTTTCTTCGGCTTGAGCACTGTTTCTGCATCGTCAGCCTCAATAACGCCTGCTGATTCTTCCTCAGCCTGCTCTCGTTCTTTGGGTTCAGCCATGCTTCTGCCCTCTTCCATCTTCTCGGGTTTAACGCCCTTCATCATCAGTGAAGCAGCGGGCGACCATAGCGGTCGAACGCTTTCAGCCAGCAACAACGGGTATTCACTACCTTGAAGTTCACCAATTGTTGACTTTGGCGAGTGTGCCCAAGTCCCATGGGTGCCCGTTTCCATTTTGTAGACAACAGTGTCGACTTCAGGGAAGGTTAGGATGAGACGGTCTTCTTCAATGTCCACCGAAAAGTGAACGGGGATAACAGGATGGGACTTGGTCAATAGCGAAAGCGTCTCCAATGAAACAGGAGCGTCATCGCTTTCACCAGTCACCTTGGAAGCCGTAACATCGTAGATGGTCTTATCGCCACGCTTTTTGGACTTAACACCCGACACTGAGACACTGACAACATCACCTTCGTTGAATGGCTTCGGACTGGTGACTGTGCCGACATCGAGGTAGGATTCACCTTCGTATTCTACACCACGGTTACCCAATCCTTCGGCATCCAATGGTCCTGCTCCCAAGCGATAGGTGTAAGGACCCTTACCTCGAACATCGAGAATTATCAGGCTGACTTTCTTGTCAGGACGGAGCAAGAACCACTTCGGATGACGACGCTCACCACGCATGTAAGTTGAAGTAGCGTCACGCAACAGTATGCGCCCGTCTTCTTTGCTAAGGCTCTCGACCACTGAAGGTAGACCTTCGTCATCGGTCAAGCGTAGATTATGAGGGCCGGGAACGATGATGTGCTCGTGACTGTCAAACTGTCCTCGCAGGACCTTTAGTCGCTCACGGACATTCATGTCAGCGATGTTGGAATCATCGTATTCGATAATGTCCACGATGTGGATTTCATCACCATGGCGCACAGCGTCCAACATCCAGTTCTTTTCACTCATGGCCTTGAACTGTGTTTTGTCTTCCGAAGACAGCGGAACATCACCTTCGGTGTCGTAGGCTGTAATGTGACCACCCTTGCGGCGAACAATGAAACGCTCGCCTTCAGGCAACATTGACACAGCCCACTCGCCGCTAAAACCACGGAGGGCCTCGAAGTCTTTGAGAGAGAAGATACGGTGCATCGGGAGAATCGGCATCGGCTTCTTACCATCGTTCTTGATGAGAACATCCGGGTCCATCAAAGCCACGAGAGACTTAGCGACATCCACAGGGATGTCAGACTCCGCTCGACCTCCTTGTTCAATGGAAGGGGTGATGGCGTTGGGCACGCTCATCACTTGACCGGGCCCAGCAAGTGCTTGATTGACTATCTCTTCACCATGAATCTCGTTGAGCAAAGGTCGCTGAACTGAATGAAGGAACTGCTGGTTCGGCATGTTTGTTCCACCAACGAACTTCTTACCATCCCATTCCACACCCACCGTCGGTTGCTGTCGATAACCGTGTTCCATACCGCCACTGACATAGTAGTCCCCGATGTTGGCCCCCTTAAGAGAGGTAGCGGGGTGAATAGGGCGACCATGTTGACGATTCAGCACTGTCTGTCGAGTCGTGTCGGTGTCAATTTGAGGTTTGATAAGAAGGTCCTTGTCAATAACAGCAGGGTTCACTGTCACTACATCGTGAATCAGTGACTTCACACTCTCTTTAAGCGCACTATTCCGTGGGTCTTTGACAGGGCCCATAGGATGGCGAGTCAGACCATACTTGGCTGCTTCTTCCTCATAACCACGACTGAACAAGCGAGGGATGACGCCGAGTTTTCCACCGTAAGCAGTCTTTACCCAATCGCTCAATCCTTTCGTGCTCTTCCCCTTCGAGTCCTCAGCCATTCGACCCGTGGCTGCTTTTTGACGCTCAGCCTCACGGTAGCGTTGAACAACAGGCTCATTGTCATAGACTCGGTCAAACTCCTCAATGTGGTTAATGTGCTTGTCATGCGACAGCGAGATGTCCTGACCACGAGGGTGAAATTGCATTCCGGTGCTGAGCAAAGTCCCGTGAGTCATCGCCCGAAGTCCACCGTCTTCAGGTGCAGAGTCACGCACCTGTTCAGCGAGTCTCTTGTGCTGTTCATGTAGTGGGTCTTCCTCATCAAAGTGGAAGCCAAGAGCCTGCATCACATCTTCAGTGCTCATGTCACGGGTAATGTCAACGCCATGTTGCATGACACTGGTGAGCATGTTACGATGAGGAACAATGGTTTCACCGGTTACTTTTGAAGCAACAGCGCTGGCAGATTCACGCTCTTCCTCATCCAAACCCGGTCCATAGGTAGTCAAACCATGTGTATCATGCGGCACTCGCATCAGCATGCGGTTAGCGTCGTAGAACAGACGAGAGGTGTTTGCGAGAAACTTCAGTTTATTCGTAGGGTCAAAGGCCGTAGGGTCTGCCTTCTCCATGATTGGTTTGAGCCGCTTCGCCATCTCGGTGATGGCTTGTAGGTCAGCACCCATCTTCTCATCAAACTGCTGATGCGCATACTTGTAGGCCCTTCCTGTCTTTTCTCGCATCCCCTCAACTTCTTCGAGGTGACGGAGATTGGACTTTGCTTCAGCCAGTCGTTCCATCAAGTCTTCAGGCATCTCCTCTTCGGCACCTGCGAACGACTCAACCAAGTCTTCGAGTTGCGAAACTTCCCCCATGGCTATCTCGACTTGCTCTTGGTATTCCTGACTGGCCCGCATCGGGGTTTCAATCACGCTCCGTCCAGTCAAACCATGGAAGTTGGAAAAGACCTGCGGGTTGGTGGGGTCGTGAGAGCGAGCCTGCTCAAACTTTGGTTGCGACAGTTGGTCGTGACGCAACATGATGAAATCAGCAGGGTCGTGAGGCGGGTGCAATCGACCGAGGCGAGTTGTGATGTTATGTGTGAGACGGGCATTGTGACGATGTCGAGTTTCACTCCCAACTTCACCAGCGGACATGATAGGGTTGTGAGAAGAGGTTGGGTGGTTTTCCAACCTGTGGGTAGGCTGCTCAGTCCCAATCAAACTTTTACGCTCATCAGGTGTAAGGGGTCCGAGTATGTTTGCTGTTTCAGGGTCGAGAGTGGAGTGGCCGACATACGGTGTGTTTTTCGTATTGCGAGAGCGGTAGCGAATACCCTTCCCGAATCCGTATTTTTGGTGAGTGGAAGCATCCCATAGCGATTGAGCCCCAGCGTGAGTGTCGCCTTTCATCCCATGGCCACGCACAGGTGGGACATATCGAGCAAACATACCGCTGTTTTTGCGACTGGGAGTAATGATACCGTCTTGACTGATATGACCAATCAGGCTTTCACCGCTTTTGTCTTTCGGCATCCAATCATGGAGCATCTCAAGATGAGCAAGAGGGTCACGACCACCACCGCCACGGATGTAAGGCAGGTGAAAAATTGCACCGTTGCCGACCGTCCCATGAGGCGTGCGCACCCACAGGTCAGCCTCATCCTCAGGAATGGCCTCGTCACGAGGGCCGTTGAAACCCAAGTAAGAGTGGGAATCTACATTCCGCACACCCTTGTGTTTGAATAATTCATTGAACGCTTCTGCTTTACCCTGCTCAAGTTTCTTTAAGTCTTCAAGGGAAAGCGGGCTCTCGTCTTCGGAAAAGTGACCCTTACCAGTGAACTCAAAGGAGCCATCCTTGTTTTGTTTGTAACCGAGCAAGTGTTTCAATGCGGCTTCATTGACGCCTTGCTTTTCTGACTGTTCAGCGTTGCGCATCGAATCGAGTGGAGTGCTACTCGCCAAGTGACCCTTTAACTGGCTAAAACTCTTCAAGGCACTAAGATGTGTGAGCGGTTCACCCCCATCGTCGTGCTTCTCATTGAGTGCACTGAGAATGGCTTGCGCCATTGTCCCATGTTCATCATGGGGTGTTTCGTTGAGAGCCGTATGGAGGATTTCGTAAGCGTGGTCTTTCATGTCACGAATGTCGTCTTCTCCTTCCATGTGTTTGCGTTGATTCTGTGAAGTGTGGAGTTGACCGCGCATTTTGTGAAAGAACTCAGGTGTAAAGCGATGAGCGATGTTGCGTTTTATGCGCCCTGTCGAAACCTTGCGACCGTCGCTAAGAGTAATTTTTTGCACATCGTCACTGCTCCTAAGAGAGCCCTTCTCCTGCAAGTGCTCGACGACGGCGTTTCGGTCCGCTGGCTTAAGCCATTCAAGGCCAAGGTTGTAACCACCCCATCCAAGGGAAGTGCGTAGACCGTTCATGTCAGGCTCTTTGTTCATCCAACCCTGAATGGCGTCGTCCATGTGCGCTTGAGCGATGGCGAAGTCATGTTCCTCGGGGTCGGGGTATTGCTCAATGAGTGCCTTTACCGTGCCGGGATTCTCCTGCTTCCAGTCTTCAAGATTATGCAAGTAGAGGTCGTGGAGATGACTGTCATGTAAAGGACCGGCAAAGGGATGTGTCACCTCTCCGCTGTAGGGGTCTTTGTGTCCCACTATGTTCATGTTACCTTTCTTGCGATGATGTTCTTCTTGCAGCGATTCTTGTTGCTTTACCTGTTGAGCCAAGGATGGGCGGCCGGGAGCGGGAGGGAGGTAAAAATCACGCAGTGTTTCAATGTAGGCAGGTAAGCCGTTCACGACATTTTTCTGAAGCAAGGGGTGATGTTCCTCTTGGAAAGGATGGTCGTTAGGGTAAAGCGCATGGGACTGAAAATCAGCCTGAGGCCACAGCGAAACAAAATCGTGAACGCTGGCCTCATTGAAACGCCCAGTCCAATGATGAGCAGGAATGGTATCAGCAAGGCGACCTGCACTGTAGTAGGAGACGCGTCCTTGGCGCTCACGACCTCGCTCAACCATGCCTTCGCGCTCAGCACGACGCTGTTCCCGACGAGCCTCTCGCTCTCTATTAACAGACAACCTATCGAGTTCTTCCTTCGCTACGATGTCACAGATGAAATCATCAGGCCCCTTCATCACCTCGTAGCCGTGACGCTCAAGGTTTTCACTGGCGAAAACGAAGTTGGCGACTGCGTTCTCGTAGTCGAGTTCATCGAGAATGGACTTCAACAGGTCTGAGCGTGCCCGGAGATACCAGTCAGTAGCATCTTCTCGCACATTCACACCACCGTCAATAGCGGCTACGCATGTATTCTGACGGATGGTAGTCGTCCCTCTCTCCTTCGCCCATTTCAGTCGTGCCTTCAAGACCGGGGCAATCATCACCGAAGCCGAAGCGGCAACCAGTGAACTGGTTACCACCGCACTGTTCACACATGGCCTTTACGAGTTCATCCTTGGCCTTGGCCAAGGCTTCCTCGGCTTTAGAGAGCGTGCCGTTCTCGACTTGGCGAGGAACGCTGTCGTGATGAGGATTCATCTGTTGACCCAGTGACTCGAAGTTCACGGATTCAGAAGTTGCACCTTTGTTGGTAACATCCGTGCCGGTGTATTCATGCTGGTTGGTATTGTAGTATGCGTTGCGAGTTTGACCACCGCTTTCAGCAGCAAACATAATGTTCTGAGGTTCAGAGTTGAAGGTGGTGTTGTAACCGGGCTGGGCCTTGCTAACATCAGAGCAACCTGCTTTCATGCAAGAGCCGCCTGCTTTCATCTTGGAGCCACACTTAGGACAGTTCTTACACTCACAAGGCTCTTTGCCGCAGTCACACTTGGCCTTTTCCAACTCGTCTGCTTTCTCAAGAAGGCGTTGGGCTTTGTTCAGGAGGTCTTGGGCTTCACGGCTGCTGGGGGAGGGAATAGGCTTCATGCGGTCACCTCAGTGTTTTTGGCCTGCTCGGCCATCTCATGGATTTCATCCCATGTCATTTGATGAATCTGAGAGTTAGAGAACTCGTTGTGGCCCTTGATGATAGCGTCATCGTTGGCTCGGAAAGCATCAACTTCAACACCTTCAGTCAACGGAGTAGCGGAAGAGACAAAGCCAGCCTTGCGGAGAAGAGCGGATGGGTCACGAATGGCCTTGCGAAGAAGAGCGTTTTCGTGCTTTAGAGACTGAAGGTCGCTGTCCATGCTCTCCATTTTAGAGATGAGCGTCGTCATAAGTCGCTCAGTAGCCGAAGTTTCTTCGCTCATCTATTCACCTCAAGAATCGGGGACGAAGCGACCGAAGGTTCCACGGTGAACGCTCATGTTGCGGTGAGTGCGGGCTGCGATGACGGTGCCGGGGAGAACGGCGTCACGCTGGGTGACATCGAACTTCTGACCCGTCTCATTCATTTTTTGCAGCATGGGGTTGACCGTGCCGAAGTCAACGGTTTCACGCTCACTCTTCACGATGGCGCTGTGGATGTCCTCAGACAAGTAGCCTGCGAACTTGATGACTTCGTTAATGTGACCTTGGGCCTCGTTAGCGTTTCCTTCTTCCAGTGCCTTAGCGAAAGCCTCGCTGTGCACAGCCATTTTGCGGGCCATTGGGTGCATCTTCAGTAGGTCCATCTTTTCCCCTCTCGTCCTTCGTAGTGATGCCGCATTAAAAGAGGTTACTGACCCCGAGGCATGCGGGAGTTCAACATCGCATCGCTGTTTTGTTGCTGAATGCCGGGAGGCATTCCACGCTGCTGAACGCTTGACAGCGGCGAACCTGAGCCTGCTGACGAGCGTGCCTGCGGGCTTGCTGGAGAGCGTGGTGTGCGAATACCCATACCCTCACCGCCGGGTTGCGACGGGGGCATTGGAGGCATACCTTGAGCACCGGCAACTTGAGGAGGTGCACCTTGCATGGGCATTTGACCGGGCATCTGTTGACCCGCCGCAGCCTGTTCCTCACCTCCGGGCTGCTTACGGTAGACGAAACGGATGTCTCGGTCACCTTCTTCAAGCAACTCGGGCTTATAGCCCAGCATCGCCATCCGCTGAGCAAGGTTGACTTCCATCTCGTCACGGCGTAGGCGAGTGATTTCATCCTCTTCCTCGTTGGGGTAGAGCGTCAGTTTCCAATCGGTGACATCCATCTCTTTGAGCATGCGAGGAAACAGGTTTTCGGTGTAGACCTTTTGTCCAAACTCAACAGCACGGTTGGTCACAAGAATCTGCAAACCCTCGTTGTTCAACCCACCGGACTTCCCGTTGTCAATCATGAAAATGCTCGACACGCCGTAGAAGGCAGCGATACGGTTACGAATCTCGTCACGCACGGCGATGTATTGCATCTCTTCCAGCGTGTCCATGAACTTGACCCAGTTGACTCCACCGCGACCGGAGGATGACTCAATACCGACCTTAGGCACATAGTGGGGGTCACGCTCCATTTTCTCGTCAACGGACTTCCAAAACGACTTCATTGACTCAAGGTTGTCCGTAGTCACGGAGATGATACCCTTAGGTGTGCGCCGCTTTTGGTAAGCCGTGTAGATGTAGTTGTCCATGGCTGTGAGGCTCATGGCTTGACGCCACATGGTGTTGACAGGAGCGCGACCGTAGAGTTTGCTTGGGTTGTATTTGCTCAGATGAATGACTTCACCTTTCGTAAAATACTGGTTCTTACCGCTTCCCGCCATGTTGACATAATGAGCATCAACGAGGCGAGAGCCGCAAGTTTGACATTTGGGTTCTTGACCGGGATAG